CCCCGGCCCGCACCATTTAAAGAGTCACTTCTGGATGCAGTAAAAACCGGTGAAAATGCAGTCATCGCTGAATGCGTATCCCGGATTATGCGTTACGTGTTTAATGAACGTAAGTGAGGTTTATCCGCTGTCTGCATAATCCCGATAGCCAGTGCGAGGGGAAGTAATTCCGGGGAAACTCTTTCAAACAGCGATGCCCATTCTCCTCTCGCCATCACTCTGTCCAGCCCGCCCTCCAGTTGCATTTCAGCAATCTTCCTGATTTCCCGGAACAACGCCGCTTTGATCTCTTCATGCTCAGCTTTATTTTCCGGTGTCAGAAGGTATTCGTCGAAGAACCGGGGAGGCTGGTTAATCGGGATGTGTTCCTGTTTGCCGTACTTCGGGGACGAACAACATTCTGTTGACTGACCAGTGAGTTTACGTAACTCCTTCATGAGCAGCTCCTGATCGTAAACTGTCATCAGTGCCGCAATGGTGGCATGCAGTGCATCGGGCAGTATCCAGGGTTGCCGGCCCGTGGGGCATATAACATCCAGCAGCTCATTCGTCCGACAGATACGCTCCTCGCCGTATGACAACAGGCCCTGTCCCGTGTATTCCTCCAGCCTGATCACTGTGCCAGCCCGTGGTTTCTGCCATGTGCTCAGATCATCCCCACTCATACGGCGCTCACCGTCCACGTCTGCGGCGTCGACAATGACGCTGTTTCCGAATTCCTGTTTCACCACTTCCTCTATTCGCGCCAGTACGTAACTTTTACCGCTGCCCACAGGACCGGACACGGTGACAGTGATGACCGGATTCAGTGTCTGCGTCATATCGTATTCTCCTCTGTGAATAATTCATCGTTTATCCTGCACATCCCGTATCCCCGGCTCTCTTAACGCGCTTTAAAATCCTTCGCGCCCTGTATTTGTGATGCTGTCTCCACCAGATAAGGAGACACACATGAAAAACCTGAAAAAATTCATTCCCCCTGTTAAAAAACCTCGCCTCAGCGGCTGGCTGCTGACCTCAGTGCTGTTGCTGGGCACCATCGCTCTGGTCTCACCACAGCAGCTGCCTGTTGTGATCTACAAGCTGGCACTCATCACGCTGGCAGCAGTGCTGGGTTACTGGCTTGACCGTTCGCTCTTCCCCAAAGCCCGTCCCGGTCAGTACCTGAAACATGACGACAGGCTGATGGCTGAAGGGCGTTTCCCGGTACAGACCGGCCTTCACCTGGTGTTTTCTGCTGCGTTAATCCGCCGTGCACTGATTGTTGCAGCGGTCTGCCTGGCTGTTGCGATGGGGCTTTAATCATGAACTGGCCGCAGATCACCTGGATTGTATGCATGTCCCTGAAACTGGCTTTCGAAGCCTTTCGGGTCTTCATCAGAACCGAACGCCTGTCAGTCCGCGCCGGGACCTTTCTGGTTCATATGGCATGGGTATTCTTTGTCGCAATGTTGCTCTGGTGTGGCGGCTTTTTCAGCCAGGCATGCGCAGCACAACCTCCGCAGGCTGCGCTGCAGTATCGCGATGATGTGATCCGTAATGCCCGGCTTGAATGGGGACTGTCTGCGCCGGTGGCCGATTTCGCCGCGCAACTGCATCAGGAAAGCGGCTGGCGACCTGATGCGATCTCGCCGGCTGGCGCTCAGGGACTGGCGCAGTTCATGCCTGCCACTGCCGACTGGATAAGCCAGTTGATACCGATGCTGAGCAGTCGTGAGCCGTTTAATCCGGCATGGGCTATCCGGGCGCTGGTCAGCTATGACCGCTGGCTGTGGCAGCGTGTCAGCGCCGCCAGTGACTGCGAGCGTATGGCCATGACACTGTCGGGCTATAACGGTGGTCTGGGCTGGGTACAACGGGACAGGCGGCTTGCATCACAGAAAGGTCTGGACAGCACCCGCTGGTTCGGACATGTCGCCACGGTGAATGCCGGACGCAATGCGGCCAGCTGGCGGGAGAACCGCCATTATCCGCAGCGCATCCTGCGCGAACTGGCACCGCGATATCTCACATGGGGAGGCAGCAGTTGTGTGGCATCTGGTTAAAAAGCTGCCGTGGCGCGGCATTCTGCTGGCCATTCTTATCAATGCCTTTCTGGTCGGCCTGTATGCCATGGGATACAGAAGTGGTCATGACTCTGCAAAGCGTGACGGTGATACCGCGCTAAGTCAGTTGCAGTCAGCATTTGACGCGTACAAAACGGAGCAGGCAACGCTTGAGAATGCTGCGCTGCGGGCCTGGGCCAGACGGTATCAGGAGCAGGTGGCCGCCGGGCAGCGGGCTGAAGCCGGTTATCTTGAGCAGATTGCTCAACTGGAGAGCCGGAACAAACAACTACAGGGGCAAATTAACGATGTCACACAGCGCTGGATTGATGAAAAAGGTAAGAGTCATCCCATTGAGTGCGTGTTTACTCGCGGTTTCGTGCGCCAGTACAACGCCGCACTCGGATATGACAACGCATCCGTCGACACCGGTCATTCAGACTCAGTTGCCGCCACTGGCACCCGCTCTGGCACAGCGACCGGGCAACCTGAAACCACTGACACCCGGTTACGCGATTCGGGTGTCTCCCAGCGTGACGTTCTCGCCAACATCATCGACAACGCATGGCAATGTCGTCGCTGGCGGAACCAGATAAACGCGCTGCTGGATGAACGGGAAGGATTACAGAAATGACACTGCAGGTTGAATTCTGGACGGTGGTGAGTTTTCTGCTCACCTTCATGAGGTTTGTGGGAGGGCTCGCCAAATGGTTGTTCAGTAAAACAGAAGAACGCCAGGCGGCACGATTCGCCTCCCTTGAACAGGCCCTGCAACAATCCGCCTCCAACTGGGGCGAGCTGGAAAAAGAATTTATGCGATTTAAAGCGGATTTACCGCTGAATTATGTCCGTCGAGAGGATTATATCCGTGGCCAGACAGTCATTGAGGCCAAACTGGACGCGCTTTATAACAAACTGGAAGTGGTACAGCAGTACCGCAATACCGGAGGTCAATAATGGTCGATATTACCCGGGTACGCCGCGAATCCCTGCGCTGGAGTCTGCTGGTTGCCCTGAACAAGACCCGCCCTTACACCGCCAGCGAGACGCTGCTGCTGGATGTGTCCCGTGCCATCTACCCGGACACCACACCGCTGGAACTGCGCCGCGAACTGGATTATCTGGCTGACCGTAAAATGGTTGAGCTGGAGAAAAAACCTTCTGGCGACTGGTTTGCTGACCTGACCCGCCTCGGCGTAGACCTGGTGGAATACACCGTGGAATGTGGTCCGGGTATTGCCCGCCCGGAAAAGTACTGGAGTGAATAATGGCCAGACGCAGCACAATAGAAAAGCTGCCGGAAGACGTGCGCCGCTGGCTTGAACGGGCGCTGACTGAATCCGGCTTCAGCGGGTATAACGAGCTGGAGTCACTGTTGCGTGAGCGGGGGTACGTCATCAGCAAATCCGCTATCCATCGCTATGGACAGAAGATTGAGCGCCGCTATGGTGCTATCCGTGCGGCAACAGAAGCGGCCCGCATGCTGACCGAAGGCGCAGCAGACGATCAGGATGCGCGTTCGGAGGCTGTGATAGCCCTTATTCAGACCGAGCTGTTCGAGAGTATTGTCCAGTTGCAGGAGGCGGAAGAAGGCGAAGTCGATCCTAAAGAACGCGTGGCCCTGCTGTCGAAGGTGGCGAAGAATGTGGCTACGCTGTCCCGCGCGTCCGTCAACCTCAAAAAGTTCCAGTCTGAAGTACGGGCCAGAGCGCAGCAGGCAGCCAGCAACGCCGAGAAAATTGCCCGTAAGGGGGGACTGTCAAGCGACGCAGTACAGGCGCTTCGTCGCGAGATTCTGGGGATTGCCACATGACAAAATCATCCGGAGTGATTTTAAACGCCGCTGGCGGCGGCCCCGAAGGGATGAGTCCCATGGACGGGAGGAATAACCTTGCTCCCGTTTTGCCTGATACCTCGGCGCTGGATGCCCCTCCCGTTCTGTTGCCTTACCAGCAGCGCTGGGTGGCAGACACCTCTCCGCTTAAGGTGATAGAAAAGAGCCGTCGTACCGGTATTACATGGGCTGAGGCATCCGATAACGTACTGACCGCCGCCTCTTCTGCGCCAGCAGGCGGGATGAATGTGTATTACATCGCTTATAACCAGGACATGACCGTCGAATACATTCAGGCGTGTGCGATGTGGGCACGGGCATTCAACTATGCGGCCAGTGAAATTGAAGAAGGATTCTGGGAAGAGGACGACGACGACAAACACATCAGGACTTACACCATCAAATTTCCTGACTCCGGCTTTCGTATTGTTGCGCTCTCCAGCCGCCCGTCTAACCTGCGTGGCCGTCAGGGTATTATTGTTATCGACGAAGCGGCGTTCCATGAGCAACTGGACGAACTGCTGAAAGCGGCGCTGGCGATGCTTATCTGGGGGGGAAAGGTACGCGTTATCTCCACCCATGACGGTGACGACAATCCGTTCAATACGCTTATCGGGGATATCCGTGCCGGACGTCAGGGAGGCAGCGTACATCGCATTACTTTCCGGGAAGCCGTATCTGAGGGGCTGTTCCGGCGCGTCTGTCTGCGCACCGGGAAGGAATGGTCGGAGGCATCCGAGCAGGCCTGGATGGCGTCGGTGTACAAATTCTACGGTGCCGGTGCATCCGAAGAGCTTGACTGTATTCCGGCCAACGGTGGCGGTGCCTGGCTGTCCCGAGCCCTGATAGAGTCCCGCATGTCCGCTGATACGCCGGTATTGCGTCTGACCTGCAAGGAAGGTTATGAACTGCTGTCTGATGAGGTTCGCTTCCGCGAGACGCAGGACTGGCTTGATGAGCATCTGAAACCATTACTGGAGGCGCTCCCCGCTGGTGCCCGCTCTTTTCTGGGGCGTGACTTTGGCCGTAGCGGGGATTTGTCGGTGGACTACCCGTTGTTGCAGGAGAAGAACCTGATACGACGCGTGCCATTCGTACTGGAGTTGCGTAACGTGCCGTTCAGGCAGCAGGAGCAAATCACCTGGTATCTGATGGATGGCCTGCCCGGTCTGCTGGGTGCAGCGTTTGATGCCCGTGGTAATGGTGCCTATCTGGCTGAATACGCCATGCAGCGCTACGGCTCCGGCCGGGTTCAGCAGGTGATGCCAACCGAAGGCTGGTACCGGGAGCATATGCCTCCGGTCAAAGCTGCACTGGAAGACGGTAACCTGGTGGACTTACCAAAGGATGAAGACACA